ATTTTCAAAAAACATCTTATAAAGATTGGATATTAACTTATTTTGAGACTTTATCTTTATTGGAAAATCAATATGATAATATTGATATTATTGCTTTATCCGCAGGTTCATTTATTGCAACTTATATTTCTCAATTTGAATATAAATGTAATATTAATAATATTTTCTTATGTTCTCCTTATTTATGTGTAAAAAATGATTTCATTTACAATTTATTTTACAAAACTAAATTATTTCCTTTTATTGATTTTTTAATGAATCATTTTATAAATTTATTTTTAAAATTTAGAATTAAGTTTCCTGGACCAGGATATATTTCAGTTAGAAATATTTATAATTATGAAAATATGAAAAATGATTATTTTGAATGTGTTTCTTGTTATAGAAATGATAATGAACTATTTAAAATGTTAAGATTAAAAATAAACAAAATTTTATTAAAAGGAGATATATACATATTATATAATCAAACTGATTTTGTAATACCAGATATTAAAAAACAAGTTAAATATTTATATGATAATGAAATTATTGAAAAAAAAGGTATTGGGGTTGAAATTATACATATTCCTAAACCAGATTCACCAAAAGAAAAAAAGAAATATTGTCTAGATAAAAGATGTGGACATATAATGTTTAAAGAAAGTGATAAAATATTAGAAGAAATTGATGAAACTATTTTTTCAAGATTAAATACATTTTATGATAAAAAAAATATATTAAATTTATGAATTTTATTTATTTATTTTTATTTAAAAAATATTATTTTAATAAAAAAAATTTATTTGATTATTTTTAATTAAATTTTAATAATTTTATTAATCTTTTTAGATAGCTACATTAGTTTCATGTTCTAAAGTATTTACTTCTCTTCTAGGAATATTTATAATTTCATCATTATTTACTATTTTTTCTTCATGAATTCGACGACTACATCCATATCTAACTAATGCACTTCTAACTTGACGAATAATATCCACAACTTTAGTTTCATTAGTAAGATTTAATTTGATACCAACAGGTTGTTCTCTAAATCTCGTTTCAGCAGTTGCTGCAATCTTCTTTTTATAACATGCTTCATGAACTTTTTCTCTTCTAAAAATTGAGGCTCCATAATACACTAATCCATTATCTTTATTATAAGTAAATCTTAAAGCAATTACACGTTTAGCATTAGAAATTGATGATCCCTTTGGTTCAGTAACATAATGACTAACTGATTTGTTAATAGTTTTAGTATAATCTCTCTGAAATTCTTGCTCGTTTAATAACTCCATCTTAATGTTAAATAGCTTAATTTCCTTCTTTTTTTAATTACTCTTTTTATTTATTATAATATATAAAATTTATTTCAATTTTTTTTTATAAAAAGTCAATTAAATAACTAATATATTAATAATATTAAGTATAATAATATGATAAAAAAATATGATTTTTATTCACTTCCATTGAATATTATTAATGGAAAAGAAATGAAAGAAGTATCATTATATTATGATTTTATAGAAGAAATAAATAATTTTAATTATAATGAGAGTAATAAAATAAGATGTATTACTTATCCATATATAAATAAAAATACTTTAATTCAAATTAATAGAATAATAATAAAATGCAATATTTTAAAAATTATATTACAAAGTAAAAAACAAAATAAGAAAAGATCAAAAAAAATTTCAAGTAATTATATTAATAATTTATTTACTAGATTTAATTGTTCTATTTTTGAATTAAAAATAGATTTTAATAATGTTATAAATATAAATAAAAATAATATTGAATTTAACTATTTACCATCGTCTTTAAAAATATTGTTTGTACACAATTTTTTTCAAAATCATAAAAATAATAAAACATTTCTTTTACCAAATTCTTTAAAAAAAGTTAGTATACAAAATATTTTAATTTATCTTCCTCTAAAAACAAATTTTGTCGAATGTAAAAATATTAATTACATATTAAACACAAAAAAAATAAATTTAAAAGTTTTAATAGAAAATCAAACACAAGATTCAAATTATAACATTAAAAATATAAAATATAAAAAACAAATTAGAACACAATTTCATTATTTTTTTTCTAATAATAATAATAATAATAATAATATTAAACCAATTTCTTCTATTTCTTTTATTTCTTCTCCAATTATATCAAATACTACCTTTATTGAACTCACAAGTTCTTATATTAGAAAGTTTAATAATAATATACAGATAAATGATTTGAATAGTAAAAATTTATTTATTAAAAATAATAATAATTTAAATTCTTTAACTATTAAAAATTATTACAACAATATTTTATTAATAAATTGTTATTCTATTTGGTATAGTAATTATAATATTAAAAATATTGAGTTACTTAACAAATGTAAAATTTTACAAGTTTTTGGTAATTTTAATGATTTTAATATTAATACTATTATTAGAGATTGTATTCTCTTTATTATTTCAAAAAAAAATAAAAGTTATATAGAAAGTGAAATAAAAACAAGAGATATTGATTATTTTTGTAGTTCAGAAACATCAACATTTAATAATTTACAAATTTTTAAATCTTTAATAACATCTTAAATCTTGTAATATTTTTATCAAGTAATAAAAATGGAAACTGATTACATTAAAGACGAAATAAATAAAAAAGAATTTGTTAATTTAATAAATAATATTGATATTAAAATTAAAATAAAAAAACATAATGAAGAAAACAAAACTGTATATAACTGTTTAGATTTTAAAGATATTGTAAAAATGATAAGAAATAATATTTACTTAAAAGGAATTATTATAAATCCAATATTATTTTTAACATTTCCTTTATTTATTACACCCATTTACAAAAAAATGGGACACTTTTAGTGCCTATTTTTTTTATCACAAATGTAATTGCGTCTATTTAAAGACTAGTTATTCCACTTGACCCTTATCTACTTTTATTTTTTTATTTAATTTTACTTGTTTTTGTGGGTTGGAATCTCTTATTAAATTATAATCCCTTCTATATTTTAAGGGACGCTCTTTATTTTTTATTTGACTATTTACTATTTTTATCATATTATTTACTGCATTTTCATCACGATTAATACATCCACTCTGAGTTTTTTCCATTTTAAATGTTAAGACTGCATGTATTTTTCGTTTTATTCTTTTTATTTTATCTTTATTGTTATCCAATAAATAAATATTTTCACATTCTTCTTCTGTTTTGTAATGTAATTTTGAAGTTCTAAATTCATCAATATTATAAGTTTTGAAGTTATCTTTTATCAAATTATTTAATCTTGTACTTGGTGTACTTATATTTCCTTTTTTACATGCTCCGTTACTAATAGAAGCATCTCCTAAAATCATAATACTTTCTTTTCCAAATGTGTGTTTAAGTTCCCTTACTAATTTTGCATCTGCTTTTTTCCTATTTAAAAATCCATACCATTTATATTTTCTAAATATTTCATTGTTATATTTGTCAAATAATATGTTATTTATCCTATTTTTATTTGTGATGTATTCTTTAAATTTATTAAAGTTTATTGTTTTAGAATTATGTTTGGATAACTCATTTTCTGTTTTTGACATATCATTATTATCTTTATGTTTTTTAATAATTTTTTGATATTTAAATCTCTTTATTCTGTTAGCATGTTTCCTATTTGTATATCTAAATCTAACTCCGTTTTTATTTTTCATGTGTAAGGGTGTACGTACACCAATATCATTTACTACCCAATTATTTTTATCAAGTTTTTTCAATTCTTCGTCATTCAAATCATCTATGTATTTACATTCTTCTTTGTTTTCTATTTTTTTCTTTTTTGTTTCTTCCTTTTGTTTTTCTCTTATTTTCTTTTGTTCTTCTTTTGGTAATTTCTTAAATTCTTCCTTTTCTTTATCTTTCTTTTCTTTTAATTTTAATTTATATTCTTCTTCTTTACTTTTTTGTTTTAATTTCTCTTCTTTTTTAAATTTTTCTTTTTGTTCTTGTGTCATATTTTTTGTTTTTTCTTTATTTTCATTTTTTTTGTTTTTCATGTTTGATTTTTTTTTATTTTCTTCTTCAACATTGTTTTTATTTAACATTTTTATTGATGTAGAAAAACAGTCAGTAGTCATAACATAATCAAATATATAATTGTTTTGTTTAAATACAGGATTTTCAAGTTTAAAATATGAACTCCAAATTACTTTTTTATTATTTTCAATATCTTTTAATAAAACATTTTTGTTTTTAGTTATAAATAATTCTATTAACGTTTTTGTGTCTACCTGAATGTATTTTAAAATTATATCTGTTCTTAACGGTAAAAACTGAAATAATTTTGTTCCTTCTTTTTCAATTTGTTCACACATGTAAATCATTGATTTAATATATTTTTGAGGATTGCTTTGAACATCAAACTCATAAGAATTTTTAAATTCTTTAGGAAAAATATTATTTCTATGTTTATTAATCCATTCATGATATTTTTTGTCTGATTTTAAAGTATTATTCAATAAATCTTGTTTTATTTCATAAACATCTTTATTAAGCTGTTTTCTTATTTCTGTTTTTTTTCCATTTTCAGATTTTTCAATAATATCACTGTTAATTTTTTTAAATGATGAATTAACAAATCTATTCACATACTTAAAAAAATGTAATTTTACATTATTTTCTATATTAGTTAACATGTCAGTAGCCATATTATTTAAAATTTGTGATAAATGTAATCCATTTAACTTTTCATTTAATCCTAAATTTTTATAATGCTCATTATGGAATAATTTAAATTCATTAAATAAAGTTAAATTATCTCCTTTAGGTTTAGGTCCTTTACTTTCGCATGTGATAGCTTTAAATATCATTTTAATTGTGTTTTCAGAAATTTCAGGAATGGTTACTTTATTATGATATTTATTTAAAATCCATAATCTTAAAAATTGATAAGTGTGAATAACAATTTTGTTAGTTCTAAAACAAGCATCAAATAAAATTGTTTTATGCTCATTATTTTTAAGAATAAGTTTCAAAGGACATTTAACCGTTGTGATTTTATCAGGTGGTTTTTTCATATATAATATAATTATATTATATATTTTTAAATCATTTTTAAAATAAATAAAAAATAAAAATATCTTTTATAATTAAAAATAATTTTTATATATAATTTAAAAATAAATGTATATAATTTGTATATCAAAATGAATATAGAGAAGATAAATAATATAAAAAATAATGAAAATATTATAATTAGTAAAGAAATTGTTACTGACATTAAGACAGTTGATAATAATAAATACAACTGTGAGAAGTGTAACTTTATATGTA